AATTAGCTCGTAATTTTGCTCCCTGGTTTCTAGATCCAAATAGCTAACGATTGCAACCGTGTGGCGTGTCTTTACGTCGGAGCCTGCGTAGCTAAACCCTTCTGGCGTGACGTTGGCGCGGTTGAATAGATACGTTGAATCAGTTGGTTTATCCTGCGAAATCGTCAACGATCCAACCGACCAGAACGGCTGCGAACGCATGACGCTGCATAGATCGTTCACTAATTTGTACGCTTCATACTGATTTTGAATCAGGACGTTGCAAGAGAAACGCGCTTCTTGTCCGCCTTCTCCATCGTCAACCAGCTCGTTTGCGTGCGTACTAGCAGCAAGAAACGCAAACTTGTCTAGCTGTGCTTCAGCAACGTGATCACCAAATCCATATCGCTTGTTAATTAACAGGTCATACAAAATCCAAGCGGGGCATGTTGTCCATTGCGCTGCTCCAAATGTCCCCGTCCAAACCCCGCTATAAGTAAGCCTGCCTGTTGCACCATCAACAGTTGCATTATTTGGGATCTTAATTTTGATCCCCCGAATGCGATAAGACCTAGGCGGAATGTTGGAGAACTGCTCAGCCGAGAAACGAACAGCCGATAATGCGCTGTTTGGATAGCGTAGTTTTTTGCGAATAATTTCTGAATACGACGACCAAAAAGAAGGCCGCACGTTCTGATCTGTACTGTCTGCGGTTAATCTAACAACGCGAATATCGACAGGGAAAGCACCGTCTAAATCAATTAAATAATCACGTTCGTACTTGTCCGCCGTTCGTCCAGATATACTGCGGTCTCCGCCAATTGTCGTAAAACCGCCGCCGTTGTATTGAACTTGAAGTTGATGGGTAACGCTACTGCCAAGAACATCCCCTTGATCGTTAGTGCTTTCAAGTCGTGGAACTGAGATTGTGAATCGTACAGAATCAACGTTTGTATTAGTGATTTGCCGAGTCACTGTATTTGTGTCTTCAAGGTCAACATTGACATTAAGAACGTTTTCTACATCACCAAATCCTGTGGCGCTGATGTGTGTTTGGGCGTTAGTTCCATATCGATTGGTAACGTCAACAGCTTCAAAATTATAGTCAGAGCTTGTCAGGCTAGTGACATCTGCTTCAGACCGCAAGATTGGAGTGTCGTTTAAGAAAATATCTTTTAGCTTTGCTAAATTATAGTTTGCCGTGTCGCGTGTATATGCACGAGCAGAAGGAAACCCTTCAATTTCACCCTCTGAAATTAAATCTAGTAACGTCGCAAACTGGCTGGAAGCCAAGTTATCTGGCGTTCGTGTTGGCCTTCTAGCTGGTGGAGCGGCAACCTGATTGACGACAACTGTCTGTTCGACTTTTTGAGACTTGCGACTGCCACCACCACCCGCGCCAATGATCTGTTTGGTTTCTTTGTCAGTCATAACTAAATGGTATCGGTGTCAAGGCCAGCAGAAAGGACAATAGAGCCAACAACGGTTTCGCCATAAACAAGCGGGACTGGAGTTCCTACATTGCTGGTGTTTTGAATGCCGCTGAAGCTATAAGACGCTTGTGGGTCTAGTTCTGAACCTTCCGTTGTGGTCTGACGGCGCCCACTACCTGCGCCCGCAGAAGCAGGGCCAAAACTTCCAATCTGAGGCGTAGGCGATAAAAGCTGCGACACCCCGCCAAATATCAAAGCCAAACCAATGTTTCCCGCAACTGCGGTGATCCCCGCAAAACCAGCAGTTGTGCCGAAACCTATTGCACCACCAACAAACATACCGGCCCCAGGCAAAATAATTGCAATAGCAACCAACGCAATCCCAGCCAAAATTTTCCCAACGCCACCACCACCAGCGCCACCAATCACAGGCACAAACCTGATCGTCTGACTGGCTGGGCTATGCAGCTCTTCTAAATCTGATTCGTAACCATCAACAATCACCTTGTAATGCTGATCAGCCATGTGCTGTTCAAGCCCTGGGAACTGATAAATCAGCATCCTTAAAGCTTCGGCAGCATTGCTCACCTCAGCCATAAAGCTACGTTGGCCAATAAATTTGGCGAGTGGACCGTAGAGCCTAATTTCTCGTTCCATGGCGCAAAACCCGTCCTGTGCATTTTAGGAGCCATTCGCCCAACAGGTCACGGCTTGACAGGCGACCTCTCAAGTGATGCAACACGGTTTGATCACCAATGTAAACAGCAACATGGTTCAGCTTATTTGAATCAATAGCCATCAGCATTGAGTCACCAGCTTGCATCTCACTTATGTCCACCTCGTAAAAGCCTGCATTCTTCCAGCAGTCGTCAAACATTGGATTTTCGTTGAACTCGTCCGGTGTTGTGGGGCGATCCCAATCAGGTAAAGCCAAGCCCTGTTCTGCGTACCAATCGCGGACCAGGGTCCAACAATCGCTAACGCCCCAAACCCACGATCTACCGATCAGCGGCGCAACATAACCATCAGGCTGGCATTCGCCCCAGGTTTCTAGCTTTGGGTTGACGATATACCAAGGCAAACCAGACTTTTCGCACGCAACACGATCCGCTTCGCTTGGTACTGGAGGCGTCACAGGATGGCTGTGAATTACTGCAGCAATTTCGCCTTTGTCTTCTGCGTTTGCGTAGTCAGCAGGATCAAGGATGAAAAACTCGTTTGTCTCTGCAAGGTTTTTACAAGGCCAATACTTCTCACGACCTTTGATGATGACCAGCAAGCCACACGCTTCACAAGGATCTTCGGCCTTTGCGTGCTCCAGGGCCTTAGCTCTTGCGGTTGCCTTCATACAACAAACGTCCCTAAGCCAGGGTAACCGCCAAAAGGTAACTCATTATCAGCACCAAAACGAATCTCACAACTGCTTAGTTTTTTGCCGCATACGTCTTCCGAAGACTGATCGACTGAATTGTTGTTTTCATCAAATTTTGCTGACCCAGAATACGTGCATTCTGAGCCTCTATAAATCCACGGGCAAAGGTTTTGGCTGCAATGCCTTTTCGGAGCCCGAACACCAGCTAGGTCGAATACAGCCGCAAGCTCAAATTGAACAACGTCTCTCGTCTCAGAAACCTTTCGCGCAACATAGTAAATCTCTTGAGGGAACTCTTGGTTGGGGTCTGGCGTCCCAAACGGATTGCTCCCACCTGCAAAGTTTGCGGCGTCGATATACCGTGCCAGCGTGCGGATGCGTGTGAATTTTGCACCTGTTAAATCGTTGCCTGGTGTTGTTGTATTCACCTCAAGCAAAATTGCCGTGATACTGCCGAGCAAGTTTGCAACCGTCAAGGTGGGCCTAGGCAAGCTGCTGCTTTCTGCGCTGTACTCAAACCCCTCCGCCTCTATTGGCAGGATTGAATACTCGTTACTTTTCCAAATTACTTTTTGAACACCCGTTCCAACATCATTGATCCCAGCGTGAAACCTATAAGTAAAAGCTGTGCCATGTAACGCCGCAGTTGTCTCAAGCTCAAACAGCTCGATAATGCTGCCCGGATTAATCTTCTGAAGCTCAGAAACTGGGATGGCCATCAGGGCTCAAAGACCTCACGGAACGTGGCGTTGATTGTGGCGCGGTTAGCGTAAGGAATGCTTTTGACCCACGACTCACAAACCCATTTATAAGCTGTTGAAGAGCCTGGAGGCGTCCAATCAAACGACGCATTGTCTAAAGCGCGTGCATCTAGGAATGTTTCGATCTCGTCCGATTGTGTCTCAGTAATGTTTGGAAACGACAAACTCCAAATTTTTGGGTTTTGGTGCAAGCCATAGGTCAAACGTTGTTCATAGCCATCACCAAATTGGACAGTGCGAACCTTCGGTTCACTCGATTTTTGCGCCCCGTAGGCTGGGCTGATGCTGGGGAAAGTAGCCATTAACCGAGCAAGCCTCCTGGTCGTTGTTGTTTGATCAGCTCTTGCTGTACGGCAAGGCCAATAGCTTTTCCAAGCTGTTTGGACTGCTCAGCATCGCCTTCAACGTTCGAGCCGCTTGCATCCACATTAACCGTGACTGAAGCCCCGCCTAGCGCATCGTTTGATGTAACAGTGCCGCTACGGCCCGGTGTAAAAATTTCTGGCCCTCTTTCTCCGACCACATAAGAACGCCCAGCCGTTGCAGGGCCACCGTCAGCCAGAAACCCCCCAAAGAGGTTGCCAAAAAGGCCAGAGCCCTTGCTCATGCTTCCGGTGATGTTGCCAAAAAACAATTGATTTCTTGCAAGCTGCAGGAATTGCGAAGCCAAATCATCCAATATCCCTGTTGCCACCTCTGCCAGGGTTTTGGTTCCTTTAACTGCGCCTTCGATTGCATCAACAAACCCGTCTGCGATGGTGTCTGCGATGCTTTGATAAACACCTTTTAG